AGTAAGTTAGTCATGGGCGGCATGGATATATTTAAAGTTAAAGAATGGATGGGACACCGCAACATCCAAACAACAATGAAGTACGCTTACCTAGCACCTGAAGGTTTGCTAGATGGCATCAACATACTAGAGGGTAAATAGATGTGTCCTATTTGTGTCCTAATGTGTCCTAAAGAGGGGACACAGTGAATCAAAACGATAGCATGTGTGGGATTTTTAAAACCAACATCGGTTTCCTAATCCCATACGTACTATCTACGCATCCGATGTTATTGGTTGCAGATATAAAGCACATAAAGAAAATCCGAGTGTCCTCATTACTCCACAAGCGTAGGGAGTTATGATTAAGGACACATATACTCACATAAACGTACCGCATAGAGGTATCGACATGGCTACTATTGAAGAGCAAGTAGAGCTAGAATATCAAATGGTTCAATCAGGCATCGACAGGTTTAACAAACAACTAGATGATCTGTTAGAAAAAGATTTAGGATCTAAAACTAAACATGGGCGAACAATTATTAAAGGTATCGTTCAACCAATAGAGGACTCCATCAAAGCGTTGATGAAGGACAACACACAAAACAGAAACATAACCAAAAGACTTATACAGAAGATGAAGCCTGACCAAGTAGCTTACTTAGCCTTGATCAGTTTGATCGACAACATAGCAACCAAGACCACACTACTAACAGTGGCTCGCAACATAGGAGTACAGATAGAAACACAGAAGAGATTAGATCATTGGCTTAGTCTGCAAGATGGTGTTGCGGGTAACATGATCAAGGAGGCTAACAAGAAATCTGATAAAGGTTTTGATCACAAGCGTCACGGTCTTAACCACAAGATGAAGTTAGATGACATTGAGATACCTAACTGGAGCAATGAGCAGCGTATCCATGTAGGCATTAAGATGGTGGACATAATCATTAACACCACAGGCGTAGTAAAGTTAGACAAACGTATCAACAAGAACAGAACAGTCTGGCATGTAATCCCTACAGGTGAAACGTCAGAGTGGATTAAAGCATTCAATGATACCAATTCGATTGCACTACCAAGCCCTTGTATAGTTCAACCAAAAGATTGGGAAGGTTTCTGGGGGGGTGGTTACTACTCTGATCACATTAACAAGTTACCATTCGTGAGGGTTCATACATGAGAAAAGCAGCGCAGGAATATATTAATACAATTGAACAGCTTGACCTCTCACTAGAATATCAGTGTGTGAATGCCTTACAACGAACACCTTGGCAGATTAATAGTTTTGTTGTTGATGTTCTCAGGACTTGTTGGGACAGTGGGCAGGAGTGGGTAGGCTTACCTCCAAGAGACAACTTAGACTTACCAAAGTATCCATTTAGTAAAGAGCCTAAGTATCTTAACGAAGAAGAGATAATAGAATTTAATACATTTAAGTCTGTACGTAAGAAAGTACACACCATTAACAACAAGAGTATGTCAAGACGTATACAGGTAGAGCGTACCATCCAGATAGCAGAGGAATATAAAAGCATAGGTAAGATGTGGTATGTATGGCAGCTAGATTTTAGAGGACGTAAGTATCCAGTAGAATCTTTCTTATCACCACAGAATGCCGACTACTCCAAAGCATTACTAGAGTTTGCAGAGTCAGCTACTATCACGAAGCCAGAGGAAGCACAGTGGCTCGCTATACACGGCGCTAACGTATTCGGAGTAGATAAGGTTAGCCTAGAAGATCGTGAGATGTGGGCTTATATGAACGCTAACAACGCTGTTGACGTTTATAACGATCCCTTAGGTAACAAATGGTGGCAAGAAGCAGACAAACCTTGGCAAGCCTTAGCATGGTGTAAAGAATGGGCAGAGTATACCACCGCCAGAGCTAATGGGGAGCCGTATGAGACACGTTTACCTTGCGCCAGTGATGGTTCATGTAACGGCTTACAACACCTCTCAGCGATGCTCAGGGACTATGAAGGGGGCCGCTCAGTAAACTTAACGCCAAGTAAAGAACCTCAGGACATTTACTCGGACGTAGCAAAGCGGGCAACTGAATTATTAGAACAAGAGAACAATGAACTAGCAACACAGCTACTTAACATTGGTATAGACCGTAAGATATGTAAGAGGCCAGTGATGATTGTACCTTACAGTGGCACAAGGCACTCATGCAGCGCCTATATAGCTGATGCTTTGGCTGATAAATGTACAGGTAGTAACCCTTGGGGTGACGATTTCTTTAAACCGGCTAGGTATTTGTCTGGTTTTGTCTGGCAAGCTATCAATGAGGTCATACAATCAGCACATGAGGTTATGGATTACATTAAAAGTATTGCTAAACTGTACTGCGACCACAACAAACCGTTTGAATGGGTGACTCCAACAGGGTTATTAGTGCGACAGGCTTACATAAACACAAATAAATTGAGGATTAAGACACATCTAAGCGGATCTATCGTTAAATTAAACTATAATCAACCAATAGAGAGCGAGATTGATAAGAAAAAGAGCGTGTCAGGTAGTAGTCCTAACTTTGTACACTCGTTAGACGCTGCTGCATTAACCTTCACCGTAGATAAATGTATCAAAGCAGGAGTTGTAGATTTTGCTATGGTTCACGATAGCTATGGAACACACTCACCAAACATGCCGCTACTTAATATGAAACTCAGAGAGGCATTTGTTGAGATGTATAAAGAACATGATGTACTGCTTAATCTCTACACACACGCAGTAACTTCACTAGGGGATGAGTTAGTTGTCCCACCACCACCACAGCGAGGCACGTTGGATATAGAGGAGGTCTTATTAAGTGATTACTTTTTCGCCTAATCTCGAAGGTTCCCCTATAGCCACCACCCCGTTAACATTAACTATATTAGGAAAGAAATAACATGGCTAAAAATATATTAGTATTAGAAGGCAGCGTATTATGGGCTAAAGTATTTGAACCTGATACAAAGTTTAACCCATTGGGTGAATACAGTATCAATCTACAAATGCCGGTAGCTGATGCCGCTGCAATGAGTGAGCGACTAGAAGGCATAGTTCAAGCAAAGTTTAATGAGGCGATTAAAGAAGATCCCCGCCTCAAGAATACGCTGACCACTCAAGACGTATGTGCTACAGTCTTTGATCGTGAGACAGGTGATGACACAGGCTTAGTCGAGTTTAAGTTCAAACTCAAAGCTAAGGTACAGAAACGTGACGGCACTTACTACGAACAACAACCTGCTGTACTGGATTCAAAGAAAGTACCAATCAGTAAAGACGTACTGGTAGGCAATGGCTCTCGTGTTAAGGTAGCCTTTGAACCAATCCCGTATGTTATGGCGAGCACTAAGAAAGCTGGTGTCTCATTACGATTGAAAGCAGTGCAAGTAATTGACCTAGTAGAGTACGGTAACTCCGCTGCTAGTGTCTTTGATGAGGAAGATGGTTTCGTAGCACCTCCTGCTACTGAAGCCGCTAATGCTCCTGTAATAAAGGAGCTTGCTGATGCCGCTGACTTCTAGATCGACCCTAGAAGAACGAGTACAGCTTAACCTCAACGCCCGTGGGATAGCTTATGAGTATGAACCTTGTAAGCTACCCTATGTGGTAGAACGTAACTACATCCCTGATCTAAAGATTGGGGACATTTACATCGAGGTCAAAGGTTATTTCCGACAAGATGCTCAACGTAAGATGAGAAGCATGAAGGAACAACACCCTGAGTTAGACATTCGTTTTCTTTTTCAACGTAACAACAGCACAGTGCAGGGAGCTAAGAAAAGAAAAGATGGTACTAAGATGACGTGTTCAGAATGGGCAGAGCGTCATAACTTTATTTACGCAGAGGAGATCATACCTGATGAGTGGTTCAACTAGTTTTAGAATTGAAGTAGCAATAACTGATAACAGTAGTGATGCAGATGGCGCAACAGCTACCATCATAAGACGTGGGGATCATCTAGCCCTTGTCGATTTAGAAGAGGCATTCACCTCTGCTGTTAAGGGCATGGGTTTTCATGCTGCTGTCGAGATCGAACCTACAGGAATAGAGTAATGGAACAACAGGAGAGTGAATTTTTAATGCACACTCCATGCGAGAAGTGTGGCTCGTCAGATGCAAACAGTTTGTACACTGATGGTCACACCTTTTGCTTTGCGTGTAATACGTATGGGCAATCCCAAGAGGAGGCTAAGGTGATCGAGATTAAACCAGTAGATTTTTTAACAGGAACACATGAAGTATTAGTTAAGCGCTGTCTCACAGAAAAGACAGTTAAGTTTTGGGATTATCAAACAGGAACCTTTAATGGTCAGACAACGCAGATTGCAAATCACAAAACCAAGGACGGCAAGACAGTTGCACAAAAAATTAGAACAGCAGGAAAGAATTTCTCAGTACGTGGAGCAATCAAAGAAGCTGGACTCTACGGACAATGGTTATGGAGAGACGGTGGCAAGAATGTCACCATCGTTGAAGGGGAACTAGATGCCCTCTCAATGTCACAAGCGTTCGATCACAAGTGGCCTGTAGTAAGTTTAAAGACTGGTGCAGCAGGTGCTAAGAAAGATATTAAGCAAGCTATAGAATGGTTAGAGAAGTTTGAGTCTGTCGTATTTATGTTCGACAATGATGAGGTAGGACAGGAAGCAGCTCTTGAATGTGCAGCACTACTATCACCTCGCAAAGCTAAGATCGCAAAGCTACCACTTAAAGATGCAAGCGATATGATTATGGCTGGCCGACACGCAGAGTTAATAGATTGCTTCTGGTCAGCTAAAGGTTTCCAACCAGATGGTATCATTAATGGTGCTGATCTATGGGAAGAAGTGTCAACGGAGAAAGAGGTACACAGTGTTCCTTACCCGTATGCAGAGCTTAATCAAAAGATAGG